GCGCTGGTGGTTCTGGAGCAGGGGTAGGAGCAGCGGGCGCTGGAGGAGGCGCTACGGGGGCAGGGGGCGTTGCCTGCTGCGCCTTCTCCTGCTTCCTCTTCTCTCTCTCCTCTTGTTCCTGCTTTTCTTTTCTTCTTCTCTTCCTGTATCTCTAGCAGTCTTCTTTCCTGCTCAGCTTCTTCTATCTTTTTATCTACAGATTCTCTAAAAGGATTCTCTAGATATGCTTCTACTAACCACTCTTGATATAGTCTCTGCCTCTCCATCCACTGAACAGGAGTGCCACTTTCCTGATCCAAAGAGGGATAACCTCTTGGATCTTTTTTCATGTTGGCAATTAGTCGGTCGGCATCTGCCTCAGAGATGTTTACATACGAAGAATAGTTATAACCATCTTGGGGTCTTCCAGTAAGACGAGCCTTAAGTATCAACCACAATCTAGAATTAGGATTAATTCTAGACCATGGTACTTTTGGATCTAATACTCCTTCTGGCGGTTGTGGAAGGTGGTCGTAGTTCATCTATTCTTCTGGTTCTGTTCTTCTATGTAAGCATTCAACATAGTGACGTAAACAGTTCTTTCCCATGGGAGCATGTTATCCAGTTCAGTCAAACTAAACTTATGAATATACATTAAATTAAAGTTTGACTGATAATAGTTAGCAAGGTTCTCATGGAACATGCTCACCCGAAAAAATTTACAAGACCCTCAATGGTATACTCTGATTCAACTTCAGTGTTTGGATTAGTAATCTTAAAAGTGTGGGAAAGTTTTGGCATAGTAGCAAAGAAATCTTTCACCTTTTCGAATTGCTTAGATGTCATACCACCTAACCAATCTTCAATTTCTTTCTTTGGTGTTGTCTTAGCTTCGTATACATCTTCACCTGAAAAGATCTGATAAACAGAGTCAACAATGATATCAAATACTTCCTCAGCATTCAGTGATTTCATCATGATCTGAGTCTGAATGAATTGATCCATACCAGGATACTTCATGATGATACCCGTGTTATCATCTAGCATAATCTTATTGTTATGCTTAGGATCTTTCTGAACTTTAACTTCACTGAGATTTAAAGTATAATCTACTTGAGTTTCGTTATCATCATTACATGTGATCTTCATCTGAACTTCTTCGCCCACTGATTTACCACGAATATTCAAGAATAGATATTCAATATCAAACGAAGCAAGATCTTCTATCTTAACTCCTCTCGTTAAAACACATGCTTTGACAATATCCTTTACAGCATTAGTGATCTGCTTTTCATCTTCAGATTCCATTGCCATGAGAAGAACCTTCTCTTCACTAACAAGGAATGGTCTATACTTAATTATCTTTCCGTTCGATGGTAATTCCAATTCATAAGATGGAACTGGTGGTTTTGGTAAAGCCATGATTTACAATTATAATATCGTGAAATTATTTAGGTTATAGTTTTTAATCCAGTAAATTCTGCAGTCCAATTTCTATAGTAGAAATTAGCAGTTACCTTTACTAATTGAGAAGATCCATATGATAGTGGTATAGAATCAATAGTGTAGGGCCATGCTCCATTTAAAGTATATTTTGCAGGAGGGATCTTACCTAGCTCGGAAGTTGCATCTCTCTCATTCTTTTCTATGAAAAGAGTACACTGATAATCTTCTGGGTAGTTTGCTTGATATGAATTACCAACTCTGGTATATATTTTTTCCCTCCACTTCACTAGAAATTCAAGTGCTTTCATTTCAGCATCGCACATGAAAGACAATTGAAGATCATTATAAATCGGGTTGGTTGGATAGTAGATTGGGTTTGCACCTGGATGCCTAACCACAGAACCAGTAGAGGATTGAACGCCAGGCAAAGAAACCTCGTCACACATCAACAATACTCTCTCACCAACTTTAGAAATTTTATCTCCTGCTCTAGTAGACAACCCACCAAAGTCTTTCCCTAATTCTTGTATTACTTGTTCTCCACCAAAGTAAACAGCATAGAGATTACTCTTAGCCATCCCTCTGCCGTTTGCTATTGCATTTAAATAGGTCTGAACGCCCATCTAATAAATACCTGAGAAGTTATATTTATATTTATGGCGTACTCGGGATTTTTATCGCCCAATAAATCCCAGCAAATACAGAGGCAATCCAATGAACATTGTTTATCGTTCTCTGTGGGAAAGAAAGTTCATGGTCTTCTGTGATAGAAATGCTAGTGTGATTGAGTGGGGCAGTGAGGAAGTTGTGATACCTTATCGTTCACCAATAGACGGTAGGGTGCATAGGTATTATGTAGACTTCTATATTAAAGTAACGACCAAATCAAATGAAATCAAAAAGTATCTCATTGAAGTCAAACCAAAGAAGCAGACAGTTCCTCCACCACCCTCAAAGAAACAGACTAAACTATACAAAGATAAAGTATTGACGTTCTTAAAGAACCAAGCGAAGTGGGAAGCCGCAAGTGACTGGTGTGAGGATAGGCAAATGCAATTTCTAATTCTCACCGAAGATCACTTGGGGATATAACACATGGCAAAAGGATTCGCAAAGCAAGAAGCATCGAAGAATAAAGGATACAAAACAATCTTTGAACAAGTAAAAGATAAAACTGGTGGCGAAGAACAGACTTGGGATTGGTATAGAAAAGAAGTAAGAAAGCTCTCCTCAAAATATAAAAACAACGAAGAGAAACTCACAACAGATGAGCGTCGTGATAGATCTGATGATATAGAAAACAGAGACGAGAATCAACTCAGAAGATACGCAAGAGTTGGTAGACTATTCTTGTTTGAATACAAAGCAAAGATGAAGTATCTTCCTTACTACGATACTTTCCCCTTAGTATATGTGATCAAAGCAAACACAGATCATTTCTTTGGTGCGAACTTACACTACATGCATCCAAAGAAAAGAGTATTAGCTATAGAAAAATTGAAACAAGATAGGATTGACTTACCTCGTATATGTTTCCATAAATATATTCTAGACCATGTTGATGGATTTCTTTTAGATCTTGCTATTGATGAATGGGATACCGCTATCCACTTACCTGTTGAGCATTTCGTTAGAGAACGTGGTAAGGTATTAGTTCCATACAAATCATCTGATGTGTGGAAAGAAACCAACGACAAGTATAGTGACAGAATAAAAGCAAAGAGAATTGTGAAAGGTTATGGTAGACCAGAAGACATCGAGGTAGTAACGCAATGACATTAAGGTATCCACTTGATATAGATGGCAGTAGTGATTTCATGAAATTTAAATTTTATGAATATAAAGATCCATTGGAAGGAAGAGGAACTTCTTATGTCAACACAGATTCTCAATTGAAAGGAAAAGTGTATGGAGAAGAAATATATTTAAACATGCCGAATGATATTGGCAGTAATTTTACTGGATCCTGGAGTGGAAGAGAGACAACTTCGCTAGCACAAGCTGCATTGGGTACAATTGGTACTGCTGTTGGTGGTATTACAAAAGGCAATGTTAAGGGTGGTATTGGATCTTTAATATCTGACTTAACGACAAAGGGGACATGGAAAGACGTTGGAACAGCAATGGGTGATGACGGTATCCGATACCTAGCATCACAATTTGCATCACTTCCAGGATTAGGAGCTAATTTATCCGAAAGTGATGTTCTACAATTAACTACTGGCACTATTCTAAATCCAAATACCGAACTACTTTATGGCGGAACTTCACTGAGACAGCATGGATATTCTTTTAAAATGATACCACAATCAAAAAAAGAAGCAGGTGATGTTATAAAAATTGTTCGAGAATTTCAGAAAGCATGTCTACCAAAAGTTAAATCTGCTGTTTTTGGTATAGAAGGAAGAAATTTTATCAGTGTTCCTCCATTATGCGAAGTAACATTTTGGACAAAATTTAATCAAGAAAATGAATACTTACCAAAATATAAATTGTCTGGAATAACATCAGTCAGTGTTGGTTTTGTAACAGATGGAAACTATATGAGTTTCCGAGATGGAGAACCAATTGGATTGCAATTAACGATTGGATTAACAGAGACCAAACTCATCTTCAGTGATGAAATAGGAACAGGATCAGGAAAGTATAGATAACGATGGCATTCTTCAACCGACTACCAAACATAGAATACGATCAGAAACCATTAGTGTTTCCCTTCTCAGAAACACAGTATGTTCTTGCGAAAAATTTCTTCAGAAGATTCAAGCTGTCTGAGAGTTCATACAACTTCCAGAATTTCTTCACGGAATATCAATTAACTGATGAAGATCGTATCGATTATCTCTCATACAAATTCTACGAGACATCAGAATTTGATTGGGTAATCCTAATAACAAACAACATCATCAACTCATACTTTGATCTACCTGTAAAAGAATCAGATCTGTATGAGATGGTAGTGAAAGCATACGACAATCCAGATGGCATTCATCACTATGAAACTAATGAAGTGAAGAACAGTCTAGGGCATGTAGTATTGAAAGGAGGATTGAATGTAGAAGAATCTTTCTACAACACTCCATACAAATACAACGACAACGGAACCATCAAAACAATAGTTGGTAGTCAAGTATGTTTACCTGTTACTAACTACGAATACGAACTTAAGCTGAATGATGATAAGAGAAAAATATATATCCTGAGACCAGAATACGTTCAGGAATTTATCAATCAATATGATGCTGGCATGAGCTATCAAAGATCATCAGCTTACATAGACCGAACAACAAAGAGGTCAGGTATTTAGACAAAAAAATTGGGCGGAATTTTTTTCCGCCCAAGTGGTTTTTAACTATGGATTTTGGTTTCAGTCTTCTTCAGCGAGTCGAGCGAAGTAACTGAGAGCATCATCTTCATCCTCATCAACACCAGCAGCAACAGCAACCTTAGGTGCAGGTGCTTCGCGGCGAGGAGCAGGAGTCACGAACTCTTCATCCTCATCCTCATCCATCACGCGAGTTGCCTGAGCAGCACGAGCTTGGGCAGGAGTTTGGGTGATACCCAGAACCAGATTCAGACGCTCCTCAAGTTCTTCATAAGACTTGAAGTTGGAGGGAGCAACAAACTCTTGAAGAGAATGTGCTTTGCGCCAGATCTCTTCCAGTTTGGAATCATCTGCAGCGAGAGCAGAAGGAGCAGCGAACTCAGACTTGTCGTAGTTCCAGTAACCAGCAACGTTAGTGATCTTCAGTTTGAAGTTAGCACCTTCCCACAGATCGAAAGGATTCACGGGAGACTCATCTTCAAACTCAGGTTGCATGGCGGCAGTGATCTTGTCAAAGATCTTCTTGCCATACTTATACAGGAACACCTTACCTTCATTCTCAGGGTTCGCTTTGTCGCTCACCACATAGATGTTGGAGTAGTAAGACAGCTTGCGCTTCTGCTTACGAGCAGTTTCTTTATCTGCATCACGACCGCTGTTCCACAGGCGACGGTTGACTTCACCGACAGGATCTTTCTGACCAAGAGTAGTCAGAGAGTTCTCGATATACCAACCACCATCACCTTGAAAGGCGTGGGAATACAGTTTCACAAAGGGCAGTTCCTCGCCATCAGGAGCAGGGAGGAAACGGATCACGGCAAATCCATTACCAGCGGCGTCAACGCTGGGCTTCCAGAAACGATCATCGCCAGTGGAAGTAGAGTTTGCTTTCTCCAGTTCCTTAGTGAGGGAAGAGAAAGACGTTTGGGATTTGCGCTTGAGATCAGCAAAAGACATAAGATTACCTCAGATTAGTTTGGATTTGGTCTGTGTGACGCCCGATCACCTAGTCATCATATCACGGGCAGGGGGCGGCGTCAACCCTCTGCCTCGATCTCCTGCTCAAACTGGTCGAGCTTGGAGAGCATCTCCCGCATGAGCGAGAGCACGTCGGCGGTCTCCCACCAACCGTAGAGCATCTTAGCACCCTGTTCGATCTGCTCGCACATCTCCGAAGCACGGGGATCGTCTGAGAGCTTGAGGCGCATGTAAAAAATCTGTTGCTTTTCTACAAGTGCTCGCACGGTTTTAATATAGTGAAGTTGATCTTCCCTAGATTTTTGAAATGGAGATGAAAGAGTCAGTTCCATTGCTTCCATTTGAAGACGCTCCATTTCTTGTGCTTCTTCTCTTACAATATCAGAATCAAAAAAGTCAGTCATACCAGCATCAGTTTAGCACGGGAAGTTTTTTTAATGAAGTTCAGTTGTTGAGCTTCGTATTTAAGTTTTTCTTTTAGTGATTTAGAAATCAGTTTAGGAACTGTTTCCAACTCAATATCATTTAGGTCGCAGTAGTGGATGATAGCATCGATGTAACTCATTGCATCTTCCTTCACTAAACCCTCCACTTCAGTAGAGAATCTCATAGCAGTCATAAATTTATCCTCAATTAACTTATTCTTATCCTCCATAGGTTTCTTGGTAGAGAGAGCGTAGTTCTATGAAACGATTGAGATATTCTTTCTCAGGTTTCTTGATAACGACTTGAGTGTTACCATCTTCACATGCAACGATGGTGACAAGTTGTTGGATGCGCGTCTTATATAGTTCATAAAACATGCATCCATAAACAGTTTCTTGAATGTAATAATCTTCCATCCATTCTTCACGCTTCTCTTCCTTTGAGGTTTTGAAGTCAATGACAGATGGAATACCATCAAACTCACCGATGCAATCGACTCGCCCAGCTACTTCCAAGTGGTCAGAATATAATGCTGCTTCTTGTAAATAGACCTTAGTG